GTGGTGAAACTGATTTACCAAATCCAATTAATCCTGGTGGACTAAGTGTTCCTGGTGATACATTGAATTATGGTCAGTTGAATGCAACATTTCTTCTAGATAAGAATTTTAGAGGTTACAGAACTATCTTAGACTGGTTAAAAGGTATCACATCACCAGATGCTTATGGTCAAAACACAGATTATTTTAAAGATCAAACTAACGATGGTCGAAAAGGTTTTCAAAGAGGCTTATCAGACATTACTGTTTTTGCAGTAGATGCAGCAAACGAACCTCTTGTTGAATGGAAGTTTAAGAACTGTTTTCCTCTTTCACTTGATGGACCACAGTTTAACGCAGCTTTACAAGATGTAGAGTACATGACATCAACTGTATCTTTTGAGTTTGCATACTTTGAAAATACAACCTATACTAGTGGACAGAAGAACAATGATACTATTTAAAGATTACTCACCAATTTCAGAATCGATTCAATATCACGCTGATAATAAAATTCCATTAGCTGAAAATGCCTATCGTATGGGTTCAGATAAATTTCTAGAAGTCTTTAGAGAAGCAAGAGAGCTTTTCAACGAAGGTAAAATTGAAGTTGATGAACACAGTGAATGGTTTCTCACTCAAACTGATGTTGGTGAAGTAGCTGAATATTATGGTCAAATGGTACCATTAGACTTGCCTATGCTAGATGAAGCAGAATATAAAGGTAAAGACGTAGAGCTTAATAAACCTGCTAGAGGTGGATCTAAAAAGTTCTATGTCTACGTAAAATCCGATAAAGGCAATGTTAAAAAAGTAGAATGGGGCGACACGACAGGACTAACCGTAAAATTAGATGATCAAGCAGCGGCAAAATCTTTTCAAGCAAGACACAAATGCTCGACTAAAAAAGATAAGACAAAAGCTGGTTATTGGGCATGCAATATGCCAAAATACGCAAGTCAACTCGGTCTAAAAGGCAATGGATTCAACGGTTACTGGTAGACCCTATAAACAATGGAAAATAAGTCAAAATGTACTCGTTAGAGTTTTTCCTAGAAACACAAATGTACACGAACTCGTCTGGCATAGAGACCACCACGATAGACAGGTCACTGTTTTGGAAGGGAATAATTGGTTATTTCAGTACGATAATGAAATACCTCGGAAACTCACCGATGGTCATGTCTTCGAGATAACCAAGGGTCATTATCACCGCCTCATCCGAGGAGATGGTGAACTTTATTTAAAAATTATCGAAAAAAATCGTCCTTTTTAGGTATTAACCTATTATGGTTGGTTCACTCGGAAGGCGTCCGATGTATATAGATCCAGAGCTTAAAACTGTCGACTAGAGCAGAGCTCCAGCCGACTAAGTTTAAGTACTACAGATCTTCAGCATAAAACATCTTAACTACCTGAGCTACTATATCACTTCTAACAATATCATTAACAGTGAATTTAACTACAGGTGCATCGATGTTATACTTTGCACATAGTTCAGTAAAACGAGATAAGTCGTTACCATTTCTTACATCTGACTGTGCAGGATCACCAAGTAAAATTAGTTTAGAGTTTTCACCAATACGAGTTGTAATAGCTTTAATCTCTTCAAGACAAAGGTTCTGAGCTTCATCTACAATAATGATAGATTTCTCGAAACTATTACCTCTAATAGTTTCTATTGGCTGTACGATCATTTGTTCTTTAGATACCATATATTCGTATCGTCCTTTGCCAAGTCCGTCTTTAAGCACTGACGTAATAGGTTTAAGCCAAGGTTCCATCTTTTCTTCCACAGTACCAGGAAAATGACCAAGAGACTTACCAGTTGGAATATTAGCTCTTGTTAGTACGATGTTAGTGTAACCACCTTTAAGATAGATTTGCGCTGCTTTCATACCTGTACAAAATGTTTTACCAGTTCCTGCTGGACCCACTGCAACTGTCATTACATTCTTCTCAATACAGTCCATTAGATACTGTTGAGTTGTATTTTTTGGTTGAATGTGAAATGCTGCTGATGAGTTAATATCCTGCAAGAATGATTCCTTTTTTGCTCGTTTGCCCATTAAAGACTCCTATAAAAATGAAAAAAGGGACATACAACACTATGTTGCAGTATCCCTTTGATTATAAATGGAAAAATTTCTTAAATCCATGGTATATTTATAGTATGCTTAATCACGAACAATTGCTAGAGATGTGGGAAAAAGACGCTCCCATAAATAAAACTAACTTAGATCAAGAAGCTGTAGATATTCCTAAGCTTCATCATAAGTATCTTAAGATTGTTATGGATATAAGATCTAAGAAGATTGCTTACAATCACCAGTTAGAAGACTTGAAAAAAGAAAAAGAACTTTATTACTCAGGTCAAGCAACACCTGCAGAATATAAAGAAAAGCCTTTTGACTTAAAACTAAAAACTAAAGGTGGTATTGAAAAGCATGTTAACACAGATCCAGAAGTAGTTACAATCAAACAGAAACTAGAATACATGGATGTATTACTAGAAGGTACTAATCACATTATGGATCAAATCAAATGGCGCAATAGTTCCATCAAATCAGCTATTGATTGGGCAAGATTTACTAGCGGGAGCCTATAATGAGCGACAAATATAAGATGATGAAAATGTCTGGCAGCGGTCCAATGATCATTGCTACTCAAAAAGAAGAAGATGATTTTGATTGGTACAATCCTGTAATTATCTATGAAGATGACGGTTCTTATCATCTTGGAACATTTATTGATATTGCCGATCCACACAGTCCATTCTTATTTCACAATATTGATTTTGAATGTACACCTACCGATGAACTAGTTAAAACATATAAAGAATTCTTAAGTGATAACATTCAAGAAATCCAATGATGTTTATCTAACATTTGATGGGGATAGATCAGATATGCAAACGCTTTCTGACTATTTTACTTTTCAAGTTGATGGATATCAATTTACACCAGCGTATCGCAATAAGTATTGGGACGGTAAAATTCGTCTTGCTAATTTACGTGATAGAAGTATCTATGCTGGACTAGTATCAGATATCGCAAAGTTTTCTAAAGACTGTGATATTGATGTGTACTTTGAAGGTACCAAACATGACATGCCAGGATTTGAACAAGATATTCCTGAAGATATGTTTGAAGGGTTTATCAAGGCTTTGAATCTTCATGCGGGTGGTAAACCTATTGAGATGAGAGATTATCAATACGATTCTTTCAAAGAAGCTGTACTTAGACAAAGAATGCTTTTACTTTCACCAACAGCATCTGGTAAATCTCTAGTAATCTATGCGTTGATGAGATGGTGGAGAGAAGTACATGAACGTAAGATTCTTATTATTGTACCAACAATTAGTCTTGTAACCCAAATGTCAAGCGACTTTAAAGATTATTCTCAAGATAAATTTGATGACATGCATATGATTACAGGTGGTGTAGAAAAAAATACAGATAAACGCGTTGTGATTAGTACGTGGCAAAGTATTTACAAACAACCAGCTGGATGGTTTGCACAATTTGGTTCTGTTATTGTAGACGAAGTTCACCATGCTGAAGCTAAGTCTATACAAGGCATCATGAATAAAATGCTGATTTGTCCTGATAGAGTTGGTCTTACAGGTACGTTGAAAGAAGCTAAGACAAATGAACTAGTTCTAAAAGGTCTTTTTGGTTCTGTCTATAAAGCTATTTCAACACGTGATCTTATTGACAATGATCAAATTAGTGATATGAAAATACAATTGGTTCGTCTAAATTATAATGATTCAGACAAAAAAGCCAATAAAGGTAACACATATCAAGAAGAAATTTCTTTTCTTATTACACATGATAAGAGAAATACTTTTGTAGCTAAATTAGCCGCAACACTGCCTGGTAATACATTATGCGTGTTCAGTCGTATTGATCACGGAAAGGACCTTTATGAGAAAATCCAAAGTTATTCGTCAGCAGAGAAGGCGGTCCAGTATGTCGCCGGCGAAACAGACAAAGAAACCAGAGAAGCCACTAGACAATTCGCAGAAAAGAACGACGTAATAATCGTAGCATCACTTGGTGTATTTTCTACAGGTGTTAACATTAAAAATCTGCACAATCTTATATTTGCTCATCCAAGTAAAAGCAAAATCAAAGTACTTCAAAGTATTGGTAGGGTCTTGAGAAAAACTGAAGACGGCAAACCAGCAACTATTTATGATATTATCGATGATTTGAAGTATAAATCTAAAGACAACTACACTCTCAAACATGCGGGTGAAAGATTTAGATATTATACGGAAGAAAAGTTCGACTATAAAATTAGTACAGTCGATATATAATATGGCAAAAAGACAAACAAAAGACAGTCCACACTATGTGAACAACAAAGAATTCACTGCAGCTCTGAAAGAGTATTCAGCTGAATGTCAAAGATGTGATGCAGAAGATATTGAAAGACCTATCATGAGTAGATATATTGGTGAGTGTATCATTAAAATGTCTAATCGCTTGGCTCTTCGTCCTAACTTTATTGGGTATCCTTATCGTGATGAGATGGTTCAAGATGCTATCTTAGCTGGTGTAAGATATGCTGGTAACTTTAAAGGTGATAAGTTTGATAATGGATTTGCTTACATTACACAAGTCTTGTTCTCTCACATGGTTCAACGTATCAAAAAAGAAAAAAAGAAGTATATGCTAGACTTGAAGTTGATTCAAGAAGCAGATCAAAACTTATTCTTAAACTCAGAGTTTGCTGACGTAGCTGGAGAAAAAGCTAAAAGTATTGCTGATCAGAAGATGCAAGACTTAGAAGATCAAAAAGCTGGTAAAGATAAATCAGGTCATTCAAAAGGTGGTTTCACATTAAGATACCACAAGATTCGTAAAGATGCTGAAGAAGCTGCAATTGCTGCTCATCAAGAAGAATATGAAATTGATGGTAAAGTATTCAAAGTGCGTGAAGAGAAAAAAGAAGAATATTGGGAACGCATGCGCAAACATAACAATCCACCAGAATAAGGAAGAAATATGTTAATAGCAATCCTAGGCGATACACACTTTGGTGCTCGCAATCGTAATATCACAATTGAAAAATGGCAAAGAAAGTTCTATGAAGAATTCTTTTGGCCTACTATTTCTGAACAAGGTATTACGCAGATTATTCAGGTTGGAGACTACTTTGACTCTCGTAAGTGGTTGAATATCCAAACAATCGCATTCCAAAAAGAAGTATTTGTTAAACCTTCGCAAGATCATAATGTTACTGTAGATGTTCTTGTTGGTAATCACGATATTCCTTTTAGACATTCCTTGAAAAACCATTCACCTGGACAAATTCTTGGGCCTGAACCAAATATTACAGTGCATGATAAACCTTTTAAAGCTATCTATCATGGACGTGATATCACTTTAATGCCATGGATTTGCAAAGAAAATCTAAAAGAATGTATGGATATCATCAAAGAAGGTGGTGATACTATGATTGGTCACTTTGAAATTCAAGGTTTCCTTATGCATCCAGGTTCATATAGTAGAGATGGTTTAACGCGTAGCGATTTTACAAAATGGAATCAAGTAATTTCTGGTCATTATCACTCACAAAGTAAAGATGGCAATATTCATTACACAGGTACTCCATATCAAATGATGTGGTCTGATGCTGGTGGCAAGCATGGATTTTGGATTTACGATACAGAAACTGGTAAATCTAAGTTTATGAAAAATCCTTTTGATTTTTATCACAAACTTGTGTATAATGATAATACAACTAATGATGAACTAGAAAAGCTAGACCTTAAAGATGCTTTTGTTAAGGTTCAAGTAAACGAAAAAACCGACTTTGAAAAGTTTGAAAGTTATATTGATGCAATTAATTTCCAAGAACCTTTTGATTTAAAAATTATCGAAAGCTTCGAAGAATACAGCTCAGATAATGTAAAAGAAATAATTGAGCTATCTGAAACTACTGACGTCATTGAAGAATATATTGATGATGTCGCTACCACGGCAAATAAAGAAGCCATTAAAAAGATCATGATAGACATTTACCAGGAAGCTTTGCACTTAGATGATAACGTTTAAAAAAATAACTTATAAGAACTTTCTGAGCACAGGCAATAATGGTAATACAATTTACCTGAACCGTACACCCTCAGCATTGATTAGCGGAGCTAATGGTAGCGGTAAATCTACTATTCTTGATGCTTTATGTTTTGCTATCTTTAATAAACCATATCGTAATATCAATAAACCTCAACTAGTAAACAGTGTAAACGAAAAGAACTGTATGGTTGAAGTTGAGTTTGAAGTTAATAAAACTACATACAAAGTAGAACGCGGTATTAAACCTAATAAGTTTAATTTTTATCGCAATGGTGACTTAGTACCACAAGATGCTAGTGTAAAAGATTATCAGCAAAAGCTTGAAGATATTCTTGGTCTTAATTACAGAGCATTTACGCAAATTGTTATTCTTGGTTCTGCACGTTACCAGTCATTTATGGATATCGCTACTTGGGAAAGACGCGAGATTATTGAAGAGATTCTTGACATTACAGTCTTTTCTCGCATGAATACTGTTTTAAAATCTAAACAAGAGATTGCTAAGTCGATGCTTGATGAAGATGAAAAACAGCTTGCCATTTATGAAACTATGTTGAATGCTCAAAAAGCTATTATCTCTAACATTAATAAAAGATCAAAAGAGTCTACTGAGAAAATCCAAGAAGAGATTGTTAAGACTAATGGTGAAATCAGTTTAACACGTCAAAGAATTGCTGAAATAGATTCTGACATGACTGCAATCCATCAGCCAGATAGCTTGCTTAAAAACTTAAGAGAAGCTGTTAACTCAGGAAAAACAAAAGTAAGAGAACTAGCAAGAATTCATAAAGAAAAGCAAGATCGTATTAGTTTCTATGAAGTTGAGACTGATTGTGATGTATGTGGTCAAGAAATCTCTGAAGACTTTAAAGCCGATAAAATTAAGATTATTGCTGAAGATAAAGCAAAGCTTGAAGAAGCAGTACCTATTGTAAGAGAACGTCATGAAAAAAGCATTGGTGAGCTTGAAGCTGCTGAAAAAGTAGCATCACAAATTCAAGACTTAAAGATTAAAAAGGTTGAAGAAAATAATAATCTTCAAACTCTTGAAAATTACTCAATGACACTTACAAAGAATCTTACAATAGATAACAGTGATTCAGACATGCAAAAAGCTCGTGATGAATCGTTTTATCTTGAGAAAGGCATTACAAATTATAACAAATGCATCATTCAAGGCAAAGAACAACTGCACTATTATGAAGCTTGTAAAATTCTA